TGCTCGACCACCTCTGTGCTGAGCGTGTCATCCTGCTCCAGATCCGAGTCGATGTTCTCCGACAACCATGCCTTCAGTTTCTCCAAGTCCTCTTCTGAGTCTGCGTACACAATCCCGTACTTACCTCCCGTGTTCACTTGATATATCTGCATACCTATTCCTCTTCTTCTTTCTTCGCTAATTCTTTCGCCAGCTTCCTGATCTCTGAGTTGTTCTTGCTGATCGCTTTGGCCAATGCCTGCAGAGATTCTGACATGTCTTTGTTCGCTTGCTCCAACCCAGCTAGGGTTTTGAGTGAGCCGACTGCTTCTTCTACCGTGTCATCATCCACGTTCATTTCAATTGTCACCTTTGCCATCGACTCTCTCTTCAATTATTATCGGCCCGTGGGGTATTCCAGTCCCACTCCACATGACTCTTAATTGCTTTGGGGGTCACCTGCCCCGGCCATCTACCCCCGTAGTTCGTAGGTGGCTGGGGTTCCTACACACCACACATCCCTTCGCATTCGTCCATAAAGCTAAACGTTACTTGGTTCTCTGCAGGATCAGAGAGATCAACAACATCAAGCGGCTGCAGACTGCGATGAACGTAGAGCTTCTGTGTTGTTTTTGCAAAGCCATCTCGTATTGACCTGTCGATCATGACGGCTTCATCCCACGACTCTGGGTCTTCGGCTTTCATCTTCCGCCATGTCGCGTTGTCATGATAAGGACAAAAGGTACACGCACTTTTCTTTGGCAGTTCGTTGTACCCATGATCACGCATCCATTCTAGGCAGTGCATCCTGCTCATGCGCTTCTCAATCAAAGGCCACCTGTTGTTGCACCATTTCTCTGGCGCGTCCTTCATGCGCTGAATCTCATCGCTTGAGATACCAATCCACTGCTCGACGGTGTCTGCTGGGATACGCTGCCTAGGCTTGTATCCAGCCAGTTCGCGAAGCTTTCGCTGTATGGGTTTGACTTTGTAGTCTGAAGTGCACTGCCGACGCAGAAGACCTTCGCCTCTGCCTTCTGGGCTACTTGTAAAAAACGGCGGAGTTGCGAACCTATCTCGCCCGTTGAGTATGGCCTCTTTGAGATTGCCCTCTGTTACTCTGAGCACTGGGAACGGCAGCTGTGTCTCAAGCCAATCAAGCCAAGAGTAAATGTGCGCTGGCTCTGCCTGTGTGTCGGCAAAGATTGCATAGTCTGGCATCGGCGTGATCTCACCATGCGCTGCCATGAGCGCCATCGTGCTTGACTGCACCCCTGCGCCCAGACTAATTACGGTCAGCTTCTTCATTGTTAATAATCTTTCGGCGTAATCAACCGCACATCTGCGCTGTCTTTATATCTACTAGTTGGGCCTTTATCTATTTCGTAACCCCACAAACCTTCATTTTTTACTTTATCGCTGTAGAAACTATGAAGTTTTTCTTCCGCTTCATGTTCATCTTTAGCTTTAACCAGAACCCAATGAGTTCCCTGATAATTAACTCTATATCCAAATTCTATTTCATCACTCATCATTCAACCTCCCAAGGTCGTGTCATTTCATTTGATTCAAGATAATGCCACACCGCCTGTCCGGGCACGGCATGTGTCTTGACTATGTTGCCCTTGTACTTCTGCACATAGCTCACTGCTTTCATCGCAGCCTTCTCGCCGCTGTTCATCTTCGCTTTGCTCAGAGCTTCCCTTGCCAATAGCTGCAACTCTTTTCTGTTGTAGAACTTTGTGCTGCTCATCGCGTTCACCACCACATCAGCAATCAACACTTCATCGTCCTCAGACAACTGCTTTGTTTGACGCGGCGTGAACTCATTGACCTGCCACATACCCTGCTCAAAGTCGAAGTTAGCCAGGTGCTCTTTGGGTTCTTGTGCGTTGCGCGCCTCGTAGAAGATAGACACATCAGGCTTCTGACCACTGAGCTTTATGCCAGAGTCAAACCATCCTGCGAACACCGAGCCACCTCGAGCCGACATGAATGACTTATCATCTGCCCGCTCTTTACCTGTATGGTGGGCCAGAATGACAGCGACGTTGTTGATGTCCATCAGCATATCGATCCTATCCATGAGCTTGCGTATCTCTGTGTTGGAGTTCTCTTCACCATCAAAGAAGTTGATGATGGGATCGATCATGACGATGTCTGGTTTGTGGAATGCAATCTCATCAGAGAACGCTTGGATGTCTTGATCTTTCATCAGGTTCTTGCGCAGCCGCCCACTGATGATCAGGTTGCTGTGACCCAATCGTCTGAGGTCATCGTCTGCTGCGAACCGCTTGTAGTACGTTTCGATACGGCGCTTCAAGAACTCTGCGATGATCTCTGCTTGGAACCACATCACCTTGAGTGGGCGACTGAACGGCACATCCATGAAGTCGGTGCCTGTTGTTGCCCCGGCTGCGAATGCACCCAGCCAGTTTGATTTACCTATCTTGGGCTTGCCAAGCAACAGCACCCTGCTCTTCTCAAAGATAAAGGCATCACCCCAGTATTGGTCGATGCCATCGTAGTTCATGTTCTCCCATTCAGATGCGCTGAACGGCTGCAGCCCAAGCGGCCCCTGCTCTGGTTCCTGTGCGCCCTCTCGCTTCAGTTCATCCAGCGGATCTTCTTGTGACTGAATCTCTTTGAGATCTTCATTGATGTCTGTCTGCCACTTGGATGTCTGCCATTGCATGACGCCTGCATCGACATCATCGGGGTGCCGCTTGATGTGGCCATTCACAATGCTGATGGTGGTGCGCGTGACTTCGATCAAGTCCATGGGCGGGAAGCAGGTCTGGTTCCAATCCTGCGCTTTGATCATGACCTCGCGCATACCCCAGCCTTCTTTCACCCACTTGCCAACCAAGCGCGCCAGGGTATCGTTACGACTGCCCTCTTGTTTGGGTTCTTCGGTCAGCTTCTCGCGTATGGTCTCGACCTTGCCACCGTTGTTGTACATGTGGACTTTCTGCAGATCGTCTTGCAGAAGGACGGGCAGATCTTCCATGCTGGACATGGGATAGTTCTGATCAAACTCAATGTTGTACCCGTGGCTGGGTGCCACCATGATGTACCCGCCATCACCACGGATGTCGATCTTGTTGAGGCCCACACTGTTGCGGATCAGTTCGCTGCCCAACGAATAGAAGTAATGCACACCACCACGAGGTGACGTTTGTTTGAGTGGGGTACGGCTGATGTTGCCCTGCTCTACCCACTCGACGGCTTCATCTTTATCAACATCGACCACGGCAAACGTGATGCCAGTGATCGCTGCCCAGTTAGCTGATGGGTATTGAGTGTGCCACCGCTGTATCTCTTCGCGTGACGGTTGAATCTTTTGGTAGTGCTGCCACTTGACTCGTGGTGTCTTGGCCCACTTGGCTTTGAGTGCATCTTCTGTATCGAATGGATGCCGAGTGCTGAAGTATTGCGGCACCGCCTCGGTTGGCGAACCACATGGGATGATGTGCATCCCGTTTTCCCACATGTCGTGCAGGAGTTCCAGCTTGGCTTCAGGTGCTAGTTCAGAGCCGTTGACCCCTGATGGTAGGAAGGATGGCATCATCAAATAATCCGTTTCACTATCCTGTTTTTGTTTTCATCTGTACCAGATCGTACTTTCATACCCAGAGACTTCGCCGCCACTCTGATTGAGTGATAGACGTAACCCTTCGGGTCTTCTGCCTGGGTCAACACAAAGCTGTCCCCAATCTCCATGTCCTTCAAAAGCGTTTGCCATTTACCTGCACCCTTGGTGGGGTGAGGCGGCAGCTCGAGGTTCTTTTCAATTGTTTTCATAGCCGTTGTTTGTATTGGAAAGTCGCATTCTCTATGACCTTGATTCAGGGTGCAACAAAAAAGTGAAAAAAATTGTTGCAAGCTATTGTGACATCCATTAACGTCCATACCCGTAGAGAGAAGAAGTGAGATTGGAATGGAAGAGCAGATCAAGAATCTGGCTTTGCAGCTGCATGGCGCAAAACAAAAGAAGCAAGAGATTGAGCGACACATCAAGTCGGTTGAACGCAAACTCTTAGACCAGAAAGAAGTGAGTCAACTTCTACTCCCCCTGAACAATGAGGGCGGCGAAAGAACCCAAGATGGCATAACTGTTGAGATCAAGCGTGATCACGTTTGGGATCAAGAGATGTTGGATGAAGTTCTGGAGTCAATGCCACGAGAACAGTGGCCCTCGTTTGTAACCCAAGTCACGAATTACAAGGTAGACATGCGCGGCTTCACTGCGTGGGCTATGGCTCACCCAGAAGAAGCTGGGCGTTGGCATGCCTGTCATTCGATCAAGCTTGGGAATGAGCGGGTCAAGTCAATTGACCCAGATAAACTTAACCAACCAGAAGAGGAGGTGTGACCTTGAGTTTACTAAACCAAGTAACCACCCATCGGGAGATCAATCCTGATGTCGCCATGCCCCCTGTACGGATGAACATCCAAGGTACAGATGGTATTGGTAAGTCCACGTTTGGAGCGAATGCTCCTGACTCAATCTTCATTCAAGCAGAGGACGGCCTGTCGTTCATCAACGCTGCACGGTTTCCCCAGGCGAACACTTGGGAAGAGATCATGGAGCAGGTGCGGACGCTGGCCATGGAAGAGCATGCGTACAAGACAGTAGTCTTGGATACAACGGATGCTGCAGCCAAGCTTGGTGAAGCGAATGTCTGTGAGAAGAACGGTTGGTCATCAGCGGCAGACCCCAAAGCAGGATACGGTGCGTTTTACGTTGCCGAAGAGAACGCTTGGTTGAACCTGTTGAATGGCCTCAACGTTTGTTTCCAGCAGCGTGGCATGAATGTGATTCTGTTGAGTCACGTTGCATCGAAGGCGTACAAGGATCCAGAACTGGAACCTTATGATCGCTGGGAGATGCGATGCAACAAGAAGGTGAATGCCCTGATCAAAGATTGGGTTGACTTCAACTTGTTCGCAAACTATGAGACCACCCTGATCAAGGATGGCGCGAAGGCGCGTGGTGTCAGCTACGGTAACCGAGGTTTATTTACCAAGTTTGCTGCAGCGTATGACGCGAAGTCTCGACTTGATCTTCCATCGAAGATTGATTTTTCTTGGCAAGCTTTTGCAGATGCTTATGGCGCTGCACTGGGTTTGCCAGCAAACAATAATGAAGCGGCTTGAGGAGTAATAAGCTATGTCTTTAGACAGTCTAAACATCAATCTTGATGATGTGCAGGAAAGTTCGGGAGGATCCACGCCGTTCCCCCCTGGCGAATACACCCTATCTGCGGCGTTGTACGAGCAAAAAACGTCGAGCAACGGCAACCCCATGTTGGAGTTTGAATTCAACGTGGTTGGCCCAACTCACGCAGGTCGTAAGGTCTGGGATCGTTTCGTGCTCAACAATCAAACAGCCATAGGGCGTTTGAAGTCTTGGATAATCGCCACAGGTGGTGATGCATCTGGGCCGCTAGGCGATGACATGGTGCGAGGCTGCATGGGCAAGCCCTTTTCAGCCAACATCGTGATCGAAGAGGGTGACGCGAAAGCAGGAGGTGGGAAGTATCCAGACAAGAACAAGATCTCTTCTTTCAAGAAAGGATCTGCTTCTGCGGCTGCACAACCACAAGCGCCACAACAGGCACAGGCAACCCCTGCGCCGGGCTTGAACACCGCCAATGTAGATTGGAACGGTTGATGGCTAGGGCATGGGATTCATCACCCATCCTGCGCGTTCCCGTCCGCGTGCCCGAAGGCGGGACTAATAGGTCAGGGCCTTGATCAGCCCCCGTAGCACGTTCCCGTCCGTGCCTGACCGAAGGCGGGGCTTCAATGGAAGTTATTTATGAGCAGTGGATCAGATATTTTTATAGTCCCAAAGGACTATGTTTTTCGCCCACTTGGTTGGAGACAAAGCACCATAGTGGTCGATGGAAAAACTATTTACCTGTCATTCAACACCGTCAGGGTGGCCAAAGGCGGGACTAATAAACCCCAAAGCAAGGAAACATTATGAAAACAGAAACTAAAGACCAGTTGCGAGCAAAGATCGAAAATCTTGAAGAGCGCAATGCAAATTTGATCAAAGCTCATGGGCGAATGAGAGGCGAGATTGTTGAAGCAAACCAGAAGTTGCATGAGTGCCAAGCGGCTGACCCAGAGTTTGCAGACAAATACAAAGTTGTCGATCCTGAAAACGCTTATTGGATGGAGAATGCAGAGGCTCTGATAGAGATCTCTACTGGCTACATGTTTGACGCAGAACCTGTTCGCAAACGTGTCTGTACGATACCCATTCCCCTTTTGATCAACGATTGGAGAAACTCGCGAAGAAAACGATGCGCGACGGCAAAAGGAGTTGTCGGAAAGTTTTGGCAGGGTCTATCAGCTTGCGCAATCGATCACCGAGTTGTACTCCAGCGTTGGCGGCTGGCCTGACGATGAAATAATCGTGGACATTAAGTTTCAAAACATTGAGGGCATGTGATGAAAGAAACCGAAACCATTTACACCGACATCCCGCTGCCAAAGCAGCGGCGTGGCAGGGTTTCCAAGTGGGAGAAGTTCAAGTCAATGGAAGTTGGTCAGTGCGTGTTCGTGAACAATCGCATCGATGCCAATGCTTTGAAGGTTTACTTGGAGAGGGCTGGGCTGAATGTGGTAACGCGCAAAGTGGATGACCAGATTGGGATCTGGAGAGTGGCTGATGAGTGAATCGCCAGACATGGTCAATCGCCCCGGACACTACACCAAAGACGGTGGCATAGAGTGTATTGATGCAATCAAAGCGTCGATGTCCTCTGCCGCCTTCAAGGGGTATCTTAAAGGTAACGTCATGAAGTACATCTGGCGTTACGAAAACAAGAACAAGTTGGAAGACTTGCAAAAAGCCAACGTCTATTTGGGTTGGCTGATCAAGGAGGTGTCTCATGGATCATCATGAAGAGTTTGAGTTCAACTGGCAGAGCGAAGAACACGAGGTCGCATCTGATGCCCTAAGTTTGTTTGTGAATGCGATGAAGGACAAAAACATTTCAGAAGATGTTTTGATGGAAGTTTTGTTTGTCATCACGTTCACCTATCACCTGCACTTCACAGATCGTAGCTCCCTTCGTAGGTTAGTCGATGAAGGCATGCTTGCAGTGAATGATCCTGATATGTCAGAGGAGGAGATGATATGCCATTGAATGAAAGCCAACACGCTGTAAGGGAACAAGCTGTGCTTCGCATCTTGCATCGTCACAATCTATCACCGTGGGCCAGAACGTACTGGGCACGCACTTACTGTGGACTGAAGAGGGCCAAGCATGAAGCTAAGGTACTACCAACAAGAAGCCATTGATGCTGCTTTCCATTGGTTCGATACCCAAAAAACCCATCCATTAATTGTTTTACCTACAGGCGCTGGCAAGACTGTTGTCTTCGCCTCAATGATCAAGAAGATCTTTGAAGAAAACCGTAACAGTCGTGTGCTGATTCTTGCCCACAGGCAGGAGCTAATCAGCCAGGCAGATGAAAAGCTCAAGACCGTATGGCCTTGTGCACCTAGTGGTCTGCTGGCTGCAGGGTTGAAACAGTTTGATTCGCACGAGCCTATCGTGATCGCTAGTCGGGATACCCTGGCTACACCAAAGCGGCTAGATAGTTCAGGCGAGTTTGATTACATCATCGTGGATGAAGCCCACCATGTTGGGCCAGAGAAGCGGAGTCGATATCGAAAGATCTTTGATCACTTTGATTCTACTCAGCATTACGCACCAAAGGTTTTGGGTGTTACGGCAACGCCATATCGTATGGGTCAAGGATTCATTTATGGGTTGGACGATCACTTCTTTGGTGGTGTCGCTCACCGGGTAACGATCCCAGAGCTAATCAAGGCAGGGTATCTGTGCCGATTGTCTGCGTATCAGGTTGCGTCAGAAGCGGTGATTGATGCATCCACAGCCAGGGTCAAGTTCAAGGGTGGCGACTATCGTGAGTCAGACATCGAACACCTCGCCATGGAAGATCAAACCATGCTTGCGATTGTGGCCGATTGGATCGACAAAGCGTACAGCAAGGGCCGACTGAGCAGTGTGTTCTTCTGTATCACCGTGGCTCACGCGAACAAGATGTGCATGTATCTGCGTGATGCAGGTGTAGAAGCCGCTGTTGTGACGGCAGAAACGCCCGCTGAAGAGCGCAAGAAGATCCTTGAGGACTTTGAGAACGGGGTCATCAACGCGCTGTGTAACGTCGCTGTGTTGACTGAGGGCTGGGATGCGCCACGCACAGACTGCATCGCGTTGCTCAGACCGACCAAGTCTCTGGGCCTGTATGTGCAGATCTGTGGTCGAGGCATGCG